ATCACATTGGAGACGGCCCTATCCGATAAAGACGGTAGGGCAATAGGGCCATGGAAACGCTTAGCTACTAATTCGTGGACAAAGGCCGCGTCCCAGATACTGAGGGTATTCTTATCACAAACCACCGATGCCGATGTTGATGACACGGGTAATGTTGCGCGTAGTGTAGTGGCCATCAACACCACTAAAAACATGAAGCTGGCTGCTGCCATTACCGACGCCACGTTTGGCATCCAGGTCGGCACCTCCGCCACCGCCGTCACTCGTGACGATTACGCATTGACCGTTTTAGTGGCACATGGAGTGGCTGCTACTCAATTGGAATACGGCACATGTGTGGTAAGTGACATCGTTGCGGTAAGTGGTGGTTACAAGATCACGGTGAGTAGGGTGTTCACCAACAACTCTGGTGGCAACATAACGGTGAAAGAAATAGGGTTGGTAGCCGAATACAACGGCGGCACCTCTTTCAAATTTCTAATTGCACATGATCTTACCGGCGACATCGTAGTAACTAATACGCTATCGAGGACCTTCAGGTACGTGATAACGGTGCTGGTAGGGTACTAAGGTGAAGGATAAAGGATAAAGGATAAGGTGAAGGGTGAATGGCATGAACATCAAGATCAACATGGTAGCAGTGGTGATAGTAGGGATGTCGGTGGCGCTATGGGTCACGGATTTTACCGCCATAGCATACCTGATGTTGGCACTGGCTGTGGCGGTAAACTCGGTATCAATGAAACGCCGCAGTTAGCCATTAGCCATTAGCCATTAGCCATTAGCCATTAGTTAATTTTGTGGCACCGTATCGGTAAGCGGTCATCCTGCCTCCGGAACCCGTGATCCCGTCAACCGGTGCCACAGCTTTATTATTCATTAAATAGAGAGATCGTGATTCGTAGTGGTGTATAGTGATCACCAATCGGTACGTCACGATCTAACATTTTACGGAGTTCATTAGTAAAATATTCCAATTCGGAGTAGGTATACACATTATGACCTTCCGTGTATTCGACCAAACCGTCTGATCTAATAGTCAAAATTATATTCTTCATCTTCCTGTGCTCCCGAATCCCTTCTCCCCGCGTTCCGTAACCTGTAGCGTGTCCACTATCTCCATCCTTGGCATGTGGACCTTCATAACTAGCAATTGGGCCAATCTCTCGCCACTTTCTACCTTGTGTTCTACCGGCATTAGGTTCTTTACCCCCACGAACAACTCCCCCCTGTACTCGCTGTCCACTGTGCCCTCGAACACCAGCAATTTCCTATTGAACCATGCCGATGACCTACCCCTTATTATTCCCACATACCCGTCGGGCACCGCTATGGACACACCCGTAGGTACCAGGGCAAAGTCCTCAGGGCCTATCACCACGTTGGTGCTAGTGAATAGGTCCATCCCGGCACTAGTCGGATAGGCCCGTCGGGGCGCTATTGCCTTGTCGCTAAGCGCCACGAACATCGGTGGTAACTCGGTGGACTCAGGTGGCAGGGCCGCCAGCCGCCTCTTGTTCTTGATGAGAGGACGTATGGCCACCATTACGTCATCAGGTGACGTCACCCATCTAATGCGGTCGTCACGGGCATAAGGAGAACGTGTAGGGTTAGATGGACGAGCTATCACGGGAATGCCCAGCGATAGGGCCATTTGGACCTCACGTATTGTGCCAACGGATCCGAAATCAAGATCGGCAACAAGCACGTCGGCCATGGCTAGTATGCGTTCATTGGCCAGTACGATGCCCTGCCCACCTTCAGCGCCACTCCATACCCAACCGCGATATGGCGTATAACATTCGACGCCTGCGGCCATGAGTTTTATCGCCACCTGGTCACGCCACGCGTAATCAACAGGGTTATTTTTATCTATATCACTGCTGTTGATTATGCCGCCTATGTATGCTACTACGCTTATGCCACTGGTCGTGTTCATAGCTTACAGGTCCCCTAGATTGAGTTCGCTCACCGGCACTATCTTACCAGGCCCTATCCCTATCCACACCACCGGCGCCAGTACGTCGCGCTCAACCTTGTCGATCAGTGCCGCTATGCGACGCCGCACGTTTGGAGTATCGATGCCCAATGTCACCAACTCAGGCACCGCGTAGTCCACCATGGTTAGGCATATCGCATTAGGACGACAGATAGTGCCGAACCGCTTGGCCAGCGCGTCGTCCCACTCGCCTATACGCCTGATGCGCCTAGTAACCGTGGTCTGTTCCGGCTTCACTTGTCCGTTGGTGCGCTTGGCCAATTCCTCCCATGTGACCTCACGGTACATTGGGCCACTGTTGCCCGCTACGCGTATGGGGTATGTACGCATCACCCCAATTACAACGCGTGGAGTTGCACCACCCAACCCTGCGTCATTGAGGGCCTGAGCGGGGGTGAGATCAGCCGATGTGGTTTGAGGGTAGTGGCCTGAATAATTGAGCGATAGACCGAATCCCTGAGTGGACTCCACCAGTACCCTGTCGAATTTGAGTAGATCGGTGGCCACATCTACCACCTCACACCGCTTGGGTATGCGATTGTACATATATTTGGGCACATCACCCCATGTACCGGCCTTGCGTATGGCTTTATCCGCTCTCGCCATGCCCACGCCTTCAAGCGTGCTACCCGACGACTGCAATAACATAGCAGCACCCTCGCGCTTACCATGCTCCTCGGTGACGATGGTGGTGAATTTGTCGATGTACACCTTACGTGATATGCCTGAATGTGAGATCATTTCAAGCTCGTCCTCTAGGACCTGCATATTGATGAGTGCCCCTGGGCCGGAATAGAGCTTGGCGGAAGTATGCCATGCGCACGGGATCTGGCGCATTTTGAATGTCTGTCCATCTATAGTCATGGTGTGGCCGGCGTTGGGTCCACCTATCCGTACCACCGCGTCCTGTATATATTTGCGCACGTACCATGCGATGAATTCGCCCTTGCCCTCGCTGCCGTATTGCCCACCCAACACTACAGTGACATGTGGGTACGGGCGTGGCCTAAGCGATGGTGGCGACCAAGACGCCGGTGAGGTAGATGGTGTTATTGATGCCACGGGTGTCGTCATGTTCGTTCTCCTTATCTAACTACCTTGCCCTCTATTTGCCTATTCACTATTTGCCTATTATTTGTCGGTTTCTTTATCAAACAGCGTTGCACGTTGCCTCATGGCCTGGAATGTATAGAACAGCCCATCCATGAGTTCTTCAGCCAGATGTTCAAGCGGGTCACCTACAAATGTGTCACCATACTTACTCCTACCCTCAATCTGGCGACGGGTGATGAGTGACACCATCCAATTCATGTACTCAAGGCGGCGATCGGTGGAAAGTTCACGCCACCTACTATCACTGTTCTGATACGGCGGTAGTGACATTATGTCACCGCTACCGGTGCCACTACCACCGTCTCGCCCTTCTTGCTGTACTCAGTGGCTTGGACGATGATGTCGGGCGATACCCCTAATTCCAATAACTTGGTCTTGGAGATGCGGGGCTGATTGCCGGTGCCTTGGATGGTGAGACGATAGGTAGTGCCGTTACTCCACATTACTCGCACAGTACGGTCAAGGGCGCGTTCGCGGATTTGTGGAATGAGCGCGATCAGTTGATGGCGGTGGTCATCGGCGCTAGCTACCATGGCGTCCGCCGCGTATTTGGCTGTTGTAAAGTCGCGCACCATCACGGCCAATGCCTGTTCAAACTCGTCACCGTCCTCACGAAACGTCACTACATCATTATCACCATTATCACCATTGCCGTCACTCTTTTTTGCGCACATTGATGACACCTCCAGGTGTGAATATTGGGACTGACTTCGACTTTGGCATCTCTATTAGATTGACGTACGGCATTTCCTGTTGTACTTTTTGTGCTTCCTCTCTTACTATTACGTCAAGTTCAAGTTGTGTAGGTGACTTGCCGGTTTCTAATAGCATTTTGATGATGCGGGCCTGGACATGCGTCTCATGTGTAAGCTTGGCGATCTTTGGCATAACGATGTTTAGTATCATCGTTTCCAATTGCTGTATGCGCTCAATTGGTGATGGGGTGAATATCGGTGATGATGATTCTTTACGGTCTTTGTGATCTTCCATGACCCCTCCATTGTACCACAGATTTATCACCGTGTCAATTATTGGATCAGCCTGTTACTACACCTTCAGTTTCGCCATGTCGCGCCAGTTTTTACCGGCTTTGGCTTCCACCTCAATAGGCACGGGGAATGGATTATCATCCGGGGTGGCATTCTCCATCACACTTTTACCCATCATCGCTATCCATTCCACCTTATCCTCATCCACCTCGTCTATCACCTCATCATGTATTTGCATGATGGGCACCGCCCACCCCATGCGGTACACGTCACTATTGTTGAACATTTCTTCCACCGCGCCCATGCCGGCCTTCACTATGCCCATGGCCAATGACTGTATCCCACTATTTACTGCTTCACGCTCACCCTCCGCCCTTATCCACCTATTGGTTGATCGGATTTGCGGTAGTATCCTTATACGGCCCCACCTGTCGCGTGTGTACCCATATCTACGCGCCTCCGCTTGTTTCTCCATACCGTATTCCCTAACCCTTGGATAGAGCTTGAAGTAGTCATCCAGGAATTGCTGACAGCGTTGTACATCCCAATCCTCAAACCCACCACCGGCCTCCTTCTCCAGGTAATCCTTGAACCCGTGCGCCGATATCCAATAGATGGTGCCGAATCCGCCACGCTTGGCTATATACCGCTCACTATAGGGGTTGGCAGCGTTGTGGTCCATTATCACATGTAACGGCACATCCCATATCTTAGCTACTGTCTCGGCGTGGATGTCGCGGTGGTCCTGGAATATGCGGATCATGTTGAGATCGCCGGATTCCACGGCCATCCCCCTCATTTCAATCTGGCTGTAGTCCCACGCCAGTAATGTCTTACCTGGTGGCGCTATAAATCCGGCTCGTATCATCCGCCCTTCCTCATATTTCACCGGCATGGCCGCAAGATTGGGGTTTGAGTGCTTATATCGTCCTGTCTCGGTGCCCGCTGCGTTGATGTTACCATACACCCGCCGCACTCCACTACCATCATCCTCAGATAGACGCAGTACATGGATGGCGAACGATGACAATAGGGTATCATACCTACCATACTCAAGCAACATAGGTATGAGTGGATGGTCATTGCGCAATGGTTCGAGGGCCTCGGCGTCAACCTTCGGCCTACCCTTCACCTTGGTCACCGACTTGGCCTTCAACACCTCGCCCGTCTTTACCGATTTTATCCCGCCGAACACCACTTTAGCTTTCTGGTCGTCACTTGACGGGTTGAACGGCACCCCTGCCAATTCCACGCATTCCGTACCTATCTTCCGGCGCTTATGATCAAATATGGTCTGTAACCCAAGAAACACGTTTGGATTGATGGCCATGCCATGCGCCATCATACGTGCCACCATAGGCAATGCCGCTATCTCTGTGTTGTAGATGGACCTCATGCCCATGTCATCAATTCTACTATTCAAAATATTATACACGCGTAGAGTGGCATCAGGGTCACGTGCTGAATACCACAACGCGTCGTTGGGATCGATGGTGGAATGGGACAGATCAACTGTCGGCACCGGGCCAAGTACGCTATTGTTGGACTCGTCTATGTCTTTCCACCTGGCCACGATGTCATTGCCCTTAGGGGCGTCGGCTATCAGCCGCCTTAGTCTTTTACCCATCCTATCATCCGGTGGCAGGGCATTGGCTATCACTTCGGCCTGCATGCATATCTCGGCGTTGCGTGCAGGCTTGATTATCTCATTATATTCCTGCATCTCCATGCCGCACAGTTGCCACGCCAGCATCTTCAAGCCGTGCGGTAGATCCTGCAATAACCACGCCATAATCATGGTGTCATGGAAATGGTGAGGGTTGATGCCCATACGCCACAACATGCGGAGGTCGTAAGTAGCATTGTGCATCACCAATGTGGAATTGGACAATATTGATTTCAACCCATCGTGTAGAGCAAGTTCATCAGCGTCCACTACCACACCGGAACCCGGCACTTCAGATATTTGTACAGTGAGTGGGTTAATGCCGTCCTTTTTGGCCTCAGTATCTACAGCCAGGATTTTAGGTGGATAAGCAGTAAGGGCTACATATACTTCATCAGCACTTACCCTCCTATATTCCTCTTTGCCTGCCCATTCATCCGTCACCTCACAGTAGGTGCCGTTTATTACTGCCTTTACCTGATCAAAATCGCGTTCCACCACCTTGATAAGTAGCTTGCCACGATTGCGCAGAGTAGCAGCCGGGTGATAGATAGATATGACAGTGATATTGGGGTCTTGTGTATATCTATGTTCACGTTGCACTCTACCGTGCTCTTCTTCCATAGTGATCTTGCGTTGGGTGACGTATTGGGTAGCAGGTACACCCATCGTGACTATGACATCAGGCTGTATCATCGCCACTTCATTATCCAGCCATTGACCCGCGCAAAATGTGCCCTGATCCGGGGTGGGTGGCACATCACGCACGTTACCACTACCTGATGGTCTACATTTGCATAGGTTGGTCACCCACACATCGTCACGTGATATGCCTATACGTGATAACTGACGATCAAACTCGGCACCGGCTGGTCCCATGAACGGCATACCACCTTCATCCTCTTTGTGTCCAGGCGCTTCACCTACGAACATTACACGTGCCGACATTGGGCCAATGCCCGGTACTGGCCCTGCGCATCGTTGACGTAATTCACAGGCCGCGCATTGACGGTTGGGAATCCACAGCGGCAATTGATGTACATCGATGGTCATGATCTCTTACTCAGTGTACTCAGTGTACTCAGTGTACTCAGTGTTCCCATTCGCAGTGCGTATATTTGCCTATCAATGCGTCCACCGTGATCTCTACATATGAACGCGTTATCAATTCGCCCGCCGGTGATTTTGCTCACCCACACGCCACGTAGTGTGGTCCATGCCATACACACCATACATTGTGATTGCTCGTATGGTGGAATCTGGACAGTGCCATCGGCTGACCAATAT